GCTCGAGTCGTTCGACACGGACCGGTTCACGAGGGCCGAGCCGTTCGCCGCGAAGAGCATGCTCGCGGACCTCGCCCTCGCGTTTTGCGAGGACGGGTCCCTGGTCCTCCGCGCCGACTGCTATGACGTGCGCGACGTGGGGGACGGCGCCATGGCGAGGAGGCGCCGGGGATGGGCGTTCCTGCTCGTATCCTGCGAGGAGGCCCCGCAGGTGCTGTCCGTGGCCGTCGACGGTACCGTGAGGTGGTCGCGCGTCGGGCCCGACCTCGCGGACGTCGGACGCCTGAGGGCCCTCGGCGCCATGTGGCACCCCGGCGGCGGCTCGACCGCGCAGCTCGCCGTCTGGCTCCATGACCTCGCCTGTCAGGCGCACCCCGGGCTCCTCGGCACGAGGGACGGCGAGGACGAGCTACGAATATCTGTCCGACCTCGTCGCTATCATCTGAGATGTCCTGGGGTCGAAGACGGAGGGGACGATGATGAGGTTCCTGAAGGCCCTTGGAAGAACTGTCGACTGGCTGCTACGGGCAACACTAAGGCTCATGACATGGGCATTGCGGCTGGCATCCGCTCAGTGATGTGAGCATAGCTGCATCACGAGACCACAAGCATCCATCGGACACATGAACAGCCCCCCAGAGAGGCTTACCACAGCTTGTCTATCAACATGTTTCTCGCCACCATCAAACATCGCCACACCTACTGCTGCGACGAACCTTCAGGACGCATTCTCCACCGTGTGTCGATGCCACCGACGAGTTTATAGTCGGCCCCGATCTTTAGTTCTCCCCTCCAAGGCATTGGTATTTCCGGAGAAGAGCCCTCTTGACAAGGTCCATGATTGATTCGTCGGAATCCACTTCCTCCAAGCCAAACCGCGACAGAAGTTCCTTATTCTTCTTGATGGTCTTGTACAGGAGCTTTCGGTCCTTGTCATCGAGATCAATGTGGTAGAGCAGATTGCAGAGCTGAATAATCAGCGCTCTCCTCTTTGCATCGATTTCTGTCGAGCTCCAATCAGCAAACTCGTCAAGGTCGATATCGGTATATCTCGGCTGCAGGCCGAGTATCGGATTGACCAGAAGTTGGGCGGAGGCATTCATCAGGTTGACGTACGACCCGAGTTCGTATTGTTGTCCCTCGGCCATCGCACTGTAGTCGAGGCCGAACGAGGAAACTCGCTCGATGGCAGCTTCTATCTTGACCTCCTCATCATCGATTCGTCCGATGCGTTCTCCAAGCTCCACGATAGCTAGCTCGTAGGATTTCGCGTCTCGGTCGCCAATCGATGTGAAAACGTCTTCGATTCGCTTCTTCTCCTCCCTGTCCTTGATGAAAAAGGCACCGCCTCCGAGCAAAGCAACGCCCGCTATGGCCCAGCCCACAGGACCTGCCAGTGCGAGAAGAGCCTCTCCAGCTGCCATCCCACCACCACCTGCTATGAGGGCGCCTCCCCCGAGCCATGCAAGGGCAGCGTTCGTGGCAGCGGCACCACCTAGTGTGGCGATTGCGGTTCCAGTTGACGCAACGCCAAACGTGGTTGCGATACCCATGGCCGCAGTGGGCGCCAAGGCAGCTATCGCGATTCCCGCTCCCGCCCCTGCGACTCCCTCTCCCACATTCTTCGCTTGGACCGCAACGTAATCAGCCTCGATTACCTCTACTTGCTGCTTCCAGTCCAGGCGAACCTTTTTGACTCTCTCGAACTCACGGCGCTTCTCTTCGGGGACATTTCTGATCTTATCGAAGCTGCTTTGAAAGGCGCCAAGATTGTCAGAGAGCCGAGCGGACCTCCCACCGAGCTCCTCGATTTCCGCGTTCGTCTTGTCGAGAGCCGCTTCGGCCCTCTTCCTGGATTTTTCCAGGCTCGATTCCTTTTTGGTCATCTCTCGTCCTTGGTAAAGTATGCGTCGATATCAGACTTGCTCTTCAAGATTTCGTCATCCGGCACGCCACGCAGCTCGGCTAGACGTGCCGACGTCTCGAACGCATGGATGTACATCTCGCTGCTCTTGAAGTCGTTGACAAAGCACACGAGCTTCTTGTCGTTGTACAGGTCCGCCAGACAATAGAGCCCGGTCAGATAGTCTTCGACTATAGCCTTTTCTCGTAGCGCCAAACGCGCCCCCGCTTCTGCCGAACGCACTGCCACCGCACGCCGAGTCTCGCCATAGAGAGATATCGTGAAGCGACCGACGCCAACGATATTGAGCCGCATGAGAAACTCGGGGGCATTGAATACACCAACTCCGGCTGCGAATGCCTGGATGGTAGCGTCACCAACATCGAGCATACAGAACGTCCCGTGCGCCACGGTGAGCATCCTTTTAACCGTGGGGTTCGAAAACGGTTTGCAGACCTCCCACATCTCCGGGAAGGTACGCGTCCCAGATGGTGCAACCGAGAGGTATCTGATCAAGCGTCGTATCGAATAAAGCAGCCTGACGATGGCTTCGTTCACGAGAACGGGAACCGCCTGCACGGCTTGGAACCGAGCGTCATAGCCCTGCTTGAAGATTTCCAACGCAAGGTTGTTCGTGCCCATCGCCAGCTCAGATGCCGGAATCCCAAGTGTTTGCCCAATGGCAATCACGTCGTTAGTCCACGCCCAGAGGGGAGAAGGTATCCCCATTCCTCGGCCTTTGCTGCTCGATGATCCCGCCATATCAGAGATGAGATGGCCGAACCAGTTCGCAAACCCGCAGAAGAACTTTGCGGGGACGTTGCTACCTCGAAGCTCGAACTGTCCGTCAGCTTCTTCCAGGGCCACAAGCTGGCCTTCCGTCACGAAGTGGGACCTGTTCTGGAACTGATCCAGGATTGAAAAGAACAGGCCGAGCAAGGTGGGTTGTGTCCGAGGGACTTGAAGTGGTGGCTGCTAGGGGTCAGACCAAATATCTCGCTCGCGGCACCTCTGCCCGTTTGGTCGTACGGGACCTTGAACTTGTCTTCCAAGAACTTGATGGCTGTCCTATCGCTATCGTCCGGCCAACCATTAAGCCTTGCGAAATCCGTCACGCGGTCCTCAAACCATCCGTCGCCGATATTCCCCATTGGCGACTCACCTGGTTTCCCCACCAGGAAAATGTCAATCAAACCGCAAATCGCACCTGAACTAGCAGCGAGAGCGTAGTCCAGCTTATCGCATGAGGGTTTTAATGCGTTGACCGACCGGATGGTTTCATTGATGCTTATGAACTCGCAATCTGCCATCGCGATAGCCGACTCGATAGACGATGCAAATTTGAATTCGCTTTCGGTGACGTCCATTGCGAGAACAATCGGCTGCTCGTTATGCATAGAACGACGTCGCCCTCTTCTCAAGTCAACTTACATCTGCACTCACGTCGGCATGGGCACATGTCACGCCGACGAGACCTCATATCGCATGATTCACATGTTAATCCACCCTTTGGACAGAATGTTACCTCACGGTATTTCGGGATACGGCCCCCTCTCGCCCGTCGCCTGGGGATACGCGTCGGGCGCCTCAGACTCCACCGTCGGTACGATCCTCCTCGTGCCGGTGTAGCGGATGAGGGCAGCGCGGTTGATGCGCCACTGATAGCCGACCTTCACGCACCTGATCTTGTTGAGGATGCAGAGCTTCGTGACCGTCCTCACGGAGAGGCCCCATGCGAGATTTGGTGCGAAATCAAAAAGAGGCAGACGGACAAACCGTCTACCTCGATGTTTTGGTGGGCGTTGCAAGATTTGAACTTGCGACCTCTTCCGTGTCAGCCAAAGGAGTACCAGATTGTTTACCTGCATGTTTGTCACTATAGCCAATCTACCACGCGATATTGCTATCCCTTAATAGATATATGAGCTAAAATATCCGTGTTTGGATTACAAAGTAGTGTCATCTGCAGTGTCAAATTTGGTGTCAATGAGAGGCTGTCACATGGAAATTGGAAGCGAGTTCGTCCGTAAGCGTGGTGATCGGTGGCAGATGGGCATCCACTACCGCGCGGATATCACTGACAAGTGGCATTTGAAGTCAAAAACATGCGACGCCAAGACAAAGCGTGAGGCAAAGGAATATTTGAGACAGTGGCACATCGTTTTTGAAGCAAAAAGCTCAAACACCGCCGCTGTCTACGTGGCCGATTATGTGGACAAGTATATCGACCTCAAGGAGGCGTCCCGTACTATCCGCCCGAACACGGTCGAGGGCTACCGCTACGCCGCTCTGCGTATCCGCGAGGGCTTCGCATCCACTCCTTTAGACAGCCTCACGACCAAGAAGGTGCAGGAGTGGGAAGCGTCCATGCTATCCGCTGGTAAATCCGTAGAGACCGTCACGAAGACCCATAGGCTGCTCAAAGCTGCTATGGCCTACGCAGTCGAGGTGGACGACATACGCAAGAATCCAATGCTCGCCGTCAAGCCACCTAAGATGCCAACGCGTCGGCCCAATGCCCTCGATGCCGCCACACGCAAACGGCTCATGGAATCGTTGAACATGATGGGGGACTCCCCTGTCACGATTGCCGCATGGATCGCGCTTTGCGGCGGACTCCGTGAGGGAGAGATATGTGGTCTCCAATGGGACGACGTGAACATGGGTGACGGCACGCTGTGGGTGCGCCGTGCGATTGCCCATACGCGGGGTGGTACCTACGTCAAGGAGCCAAAGACGGGGCATGTGCGCGACGTGCCAATCACCGACACGCTCATGCGCCACCTCGAGGCTTGGCACGAATGCAATACGTCCACCTATGTCATAGGACATGGCGACGACTACCACAACCCGGCTATGCTGGGCAAGGAGTGGCGCACAATCTCGCGGGCGCTAAACCTCGTCGGCACGGAGGGCTGCACGTGCACCTTCCACGACCTGCGCCACACCTTCGCCACCGCCGCCATAGCGGCAGGCGTGGACGTCAAGACGGTCTCGAGCATCCTTGGCCACGCCAACGCCGCCATGACGCTCAACGTCTACGCGAGCGCGGACCCGGATGCGAAGAGAAGGGCGGCGTGCGTCATAGACAAGGCGATTTGAGTTAGCCTATGATGTCGATATACGCAGCCTCGATGCTCGGTACCGTCATGCTTGCCCCGAGCACTGTCGTATAGGTGTAATCGCCGGCAGAGACTCCATAGACCGTCACGATATCCTTCTCGAGGATATTATCGGCCCCCGCCGGAAGCGTATAGGCGACTAGAACAGGATCAGTCCATATATCATAAGAATCCTTAGTGATGCTCACGCGAAGCGTGAGTCCATTATTGGAGCCCTGTTGCACCTGTATGACCTGTCCGGTGACCGCAACATAACTGCCCTCTACAGAATCCGGGTTCCTAGCTAGGTCCTCATACGACATCCCAACGCACTGAGCCTTGTACTGATCCTCTGTGAGCGTTGTGCATGTGACGGACAGCTGGCAGCTGACGTCACCACTCGTAATCGTTACTTCTGAGGTCTGACCGGCGGCAAGAGTTGCGGGGGCAGCTATGGTGTAGTCGGATATACTGCCTGTTGTCCCATCCGAATATGTGGCTACCACTTTTATTCCAGCATTAGAGGCGTTCAGAACCGTTCCCTTTTCCGTAGATCCGTTATATGTCGCAGAGATTCCCGTGATGGTAGGAGCTTGCTTCGTCTCTACTACGCTATTTGCGGAGGTTTGCGTTGTGGAGGTAGCCGTCTGGGGCGACTTCGGACTGACTACAGCAATAATCCAGCATAGTGACCAAAAGGCCATCAAGATGATAAGGGCTATTCTTGCCGAACGGTTCTTTGGGTGTTTGCGCCAGGCAAGCAATACGAGACCGAATGGCGCAACAAAAATGCACATAAGGACGATGAACCACGCCTTATCGAGAATCGACATTTTAGCAGGGCCATTTGACAAGTTGTTGCTTTCTGGTTCTGATGGCATCGATTCGTGGTTGTTTTCCATATGTCCGGCCATGACATCTCCCGTTTGACGACTTCAGCTGTCTTTGGCAAGAAGTATATGTTTTTCAGCCGACGTTAATGGACAAAACTCTGAAATATTTTCAACAATAGCTGCCATTAGGGACGCGCTTGGGACGCGATAATGGTTGCCAGACTTGTACGCAATCAGGGTGCCAGCCCTGTGAGATAGAATCGATCGAAAAGGCGACGGAGGAGCGACTATGGCACTCGTGGATGCGGTGACAGGTGTCAGGAAAGCGGCCCGGAAGGTCATCGACACGGCGATCGCACGCGGGACCATGGTGGCCGCGCTCGAGGGCGACTTCTACCTCCGGATGAGGGATGCCGTGAGCGCGAAGACTAGGGATGCAATGCGCTTTGTGTCCTCGGGGAAGGACAGACGGCCATGACCACTCCCCGCCAGGTCCCACCACCCGCCTCCCGTGCCTACGTCTCCGTGACGCTCGACGTGGACGAGTCCGGTCGTGAGGCGCTGCGGTCGGTCTCGCTCGACGGGCTCCGCTGGCAGGTCACACAGGAGGGTCCGCCACGGACCGTGGGACGTGCCACGGAGGCGCAGTCGCCCACGGTGCGAGAGGTCAGTCTCGCCGGGTCGCAGACGCCGCACGAGGTCTGGAGGCAGGGGACGCGCTGGTTCGTGGTGAGGAAGGGATAGCTACGTTGTAGCTACGCATCAAACGCCCATAGCAGCGGCTTCCAGTTGCTCTGGTCCTACGGTTCGGTGCCAGGCTCCAAGCGCGAGTAGAGCTCGGCCACGGTCACGACCTCGCGCTCGGTATGGACTCCGAGCATGATCCTGGTTGCGGGCGTGACGGTCGAGAAGTCTGTGAACATGGGGCCTCACTCTCTCTTCTAACACCCGATGTCGAACAAACAATGACAAGCCCCCTAAATTTCTCATTGCGTTTACAGATTTCATTGCCACTCATCATCGACATGTAAATAATCACGAATTTTCTTTCGAACTAGCCCATATATATCTTTGTTTTCATCCACCCAATACTTTGTAGCGCCATAACATAAGCCGTCCAAGCGCTTTGCTTTTTTATGAAAGAGCCTTACAACTCCGCCCATATTTATATTACAACTACCGTGTTCGTGTGCTCCATTAACTACTTCTTTAACTGTATCTCGCGCTACATCAAACACATTGTCGCTAATAGTCTCTTCTATTACCCGTAATAAACTAACAATTTGAGTTGGTAAAAGGGGATTAGCTATATAATCGCGTAGTTTGTCCATATAAGTTTCGTAATTTTTTGAGAAGTAAATATTCGACAAACGGTATTTGCCTTCTTCTACTTCCTTTTTAAGGCCAATACTATGCCCAGTGGACCCGACATTCGCATCTTCGTCTATGTCATTTTTGCTTCTGTAAATTTCGGTCACAACTTTAAAATCGAAACGCTTCTCGCCATTGACTTCAATAGTTGGAAACATTATTCCAGTAGACCCTTTTAGTAGGTCTATTTTCGAACCGACTTCTTTTGCCCTTTCTTTATCTAATAAGCCAGCATGAATGAAAACAATGTTAATGTTGATATACATTATCTCTCGATATAAATCTTCTTCGGTTTGTTGAAGATCTTTTAAGAACGACAGCAGTCCAAGGAACAAATCTGTTTGCTTTTTTACCACTTCAGATTTCATCGGACCGAGAAGGTTCTTCCTTGCCGTTCTATAGGTTACGATCGCCACGCCTGCGGTGACCAGATAAAAAATACTTCTAATTATAATATCAATTATGGCAGTATTTTCTGAAATCGCAGATAGGAAATTTTGCATTAATCCCTAATTCCTAACATAAGAGCATCTATGTAATGGATCGGAGCCATGGAGATAATGAAAAATAACTCTTTTTGCGAAAGATTTTTGCCCCTTTGAGACTCTCGGCAAATGCAGGCTTTCTCTATGTAGACATTAGTCATCAAGATATACGAAGGACTGTGGGGGTCGCTTGACCGATGGAGCATATTCGGAAAGCGCCTGGGGCGTCTCGAGACACATGACGTCCTTAAGCTTGATCGCATAGGCGGTATTAACATCGTGGAAGTACGCCATGAACTTCTCTTTCCCGATGCCACCTGATGTGCCGGTACGACGCCAGAGATCCTCTGGGGACGCCTCCAGGACATGGTCGATGTCGGCCTCGGCGACGACGGCCGACTGGGGACTCGTGGCGTAGATCACTATCTTGTCGACGTCGGCGTTGCGGAAGACCCGGCGCCTGTATTCATATGTCTTCTCCCCGGACAGGATGCGGGCGACGTATTCCGGCCTAATCGATAACATAGCCCTCATTGGCTTCTCCCATCTCGAGTATCCTCTCGAAGTTCTCCTTCGAGATTTTGTTGCAGACGATCCGCCCAGGTTCAATCACTCCCTCGTCGAGAAGACGCTTCCTGTTCGGGTAGATTCCAAGGGGAAAGTTGAATAGGAAGGAGATGACCCATGGGTACTTCCTGCTATTCCAGAACGAGTGAAGCTCGTCCCCGGTGAAGACGCTCCTCTCTCCGATGAAGCTCAGAAAGCTGGCTTCTGACGCAAACGACGAGATGTCCCTGACGTCCGTGACCGTGCAGATGGAGCTGACCACCGCACGATAGTACGCGGGACCTTGTTCATCACTCGTCCGGTATATGACCAGGTGGTCGCCCGGACGCAGATCGCCAACTCCGAAGCCACCGGAAAGGTAGACCTTCTCGATAGCGTTAATCGATGTCTCATCAGGTACCGGGATTCCACCCTCACTTCGTAGTTGCACCTCTCCGAAGAGCCTCTGATGATACTCGGGGCGGATGCTTAGCAGATAGTCGGAGGCAACGCTAACTTCTACAAACGGGAAAGAAGCATATGGACTGCCGCCGAGAGCTAGTGCTGCCGGCCGTCTTTTGACCAGCACGCTTTCGCCCCCCTTGCGGCCGTATGGAGTGAATCCGTATCTCTCGAGCAAATCCTCGAGTGACCGGGTGCCACTATTTTCGAACATTGTTACATAGGCGTAGTCGTATCCACCCTCGGCGAACGCTCGGAGCGCCATGGCGAGCAGCCTCTTACCGAGGCTCGTATGATGGTCAAGGTCGACCTTGAAGGTCCCTATTTTTAGCCTACGGCCACGCAGCGAGGGGACTACATCCGCATCGACGCCGTCCTCGTCCTTCAGGTAGAGCATCGCAATTATGCCGTCCGTCACCTCGTCCCGAGTGACATAGGCGCTCTCGTCGGCTGCCGTCTTCCCGTCCATCCACTCGTCAAAACCTGGATAGGCTCTTCTAAGGCTTGCGTAAAATGGATCGCTCTTGTCAAGAACCGAGAAGGGCACGTATTCGATAACGTCTTCGCGATTTGTCACCATAGCCTGCTCCTAGTCGACGGGATTGCCAAACTGGACGGGGTTCCTTGGCCCAAATGATAGGCCAGATTCTTCCGACCAGAATCGAAGTCGGGGAAAAGAAGCTGACATGGTCTCAAACACACTAAAGAAATGACTTAAGACTCAATTTAACGCAAAACAGCCCCCGCCAGACGCGATGTGCGCCAGACGGGGGCTTTTTTGTTTCCGCAGGTAGACGGCTCGTTGTGAGGCTCTCTAAGCTCTTGGAATGACCATGCTGGTATGATTAGTCGTTGTTGACTCCCACAGACTCGGGATGGTCAGCCGTGAACTTGCTCAGTTCTGCCGAGCCGTCATATACGGCCTCGGCAAGACGAGACGCCCATGGTGCCTCGGGCGTACCGAACGGTAGCACGGGAATCTCTCCTGGGTTTGCTGCCCTTGCGGCATAGACATCGTGGTACAGCTTCTGCACGGCAGTCATGGTGTCCGGCTCGTCAAGCCAGTGGAGCCTGCCGGCGCAGAACCAGACCATCTGCCCGCTGTTATTAAAGTTGATGATGCAATCGGGAATCATTCCGTCCTCCGTATCGTCAGAGAGATATGTGATCGTCGCGCCCTCCGCGAGCGCGAGCCAGTCGGCCCGAGAGCCGTAGAACCTGTCGAGGTCGAGGCTTCCTCCGTATCCGTCGAGCCTCCCAGAGCTTGTGTACTGCCGCATCAGGCATGAGTAGGCGCCCTCGTTCCAGGGATTGGCCTCGTAGCCCCAGACGGTGTTGTACGAGCCGTACTGCGCCACCCACAGGCGAGACGCATCGACGCCGATGGAATACATCTCGGATGCCTGCACATAGACGATAGGCTCGACGCCCGTCTGAGACTTCACGCCTGCGACGAACTCGGCTATCCATTTCACCTGCTCGCCGGTCCCGAAAACGTCGTTTCCGCCGCTCTCCCAGTCGAGGACGAAGACGGCCCTTCCGATGTATGGGCCAACGGCGTTGACGAAGTTCGTCACTTCGTGCGCAACGATGTTGCCGCGTGCATAGTGATAGATGCCCAGCAGCTTATTAGCGGCAAGTACGGCATCGGCGTCACGGACGAAGTAGTCGCTCGTGAACGTAGTGCCCTCCGTGGCCTTGACGATCACGAAGTCCGCAGGGATGGACGCGATGTCGATGTTCCCCTGCGCCCCCGAGATGTCGTAGCCGTCGAGCCCGGACGATGCCAGCGCAAGGCTGGGCGTCGCGAGCATGGCCGCGAGAAGGGCCGAGCCGCCGACGAAAGAGCGCCGCGTGAGATTGTGGCCATCCATCCTATGCCGCCGTCCCGGTGGTGGTGGAGTCGCCCGCCTTGGGGTCCACGGTGAGCTTGACGCGGGCCAGTGCGTCGAGGACCTTGCTCTTGACGCCGATGGCGGTGAAGAGCAGGTAGGCCGTCTGCATGCCACCGACGAGGGCCACGGCCACGGCGGGGATGTCCGAGAGCGGGGTGCCGGAGGTGACGACGTAGGCGCAGCCTGCCGCGAGGCAGACGGCGATCGCGACCCACTGCTTTACGTGTGCGCTCCACGCCTCCGACTGGCAGAGCGAGACGACGAACGGGAGGATGACGGAGATGATGATGATTGCGCCGCCGTTGATGATGGTCTGCATGTGATATTTCCTTTCACTGGAAATGGTCATGAAAAAGGCCCCGCAGGGCCTGTGGTGCTGTATGTACGAGCCGCTACGTGGCCACAGGCGGTGACGTGGGGAGCTGGTCTATGTCCTCGGCGTAGTCCTGCATGACGCCGTTGGTCTGGCCGCTGCTCGTGACGAGCTGCTCATAGATGTCGTCTGCCGCATGCCATTGGGCGCGGTCGTCGTAACTGGCCCATCCTTTGGCCACGAGCCTGTCGTGCTCGTCCACGAGATAGAGGCGCATCTCAAAGACGTTTGAGCTGTCCGACAGCTTGTCGTGGGCCTGCCTCGCGGCCTTCGCCTCCTTCAGCTCTTCGTGAACCGCATCGAGCGACGCGCTCAGGTCAGAGACGGATTTGGTGAGCTTCCCTATGGCATCGGCTTGGTCGGTCTGGGCCGCGTATGACCTCCTTATCTCGGTCACGACATCGTGTATCTTCTTGACGGTGTAACCAGCCAAGGCAACTGCTCCCCATTCGAGCACCGATAGAATGATGGGGCTTATGTCCACCGGCCTCACCTCCTGCCCGTGACGCGGATGATGCACATCTGACCGCCGTCCGTGCCGCCGAAGGTGCCCGCGTTCGAGCCCGTGTATATCTGCCCGTATACGCGCGACACGTAGGAGAGCGTCGTGCCTGTGGCCTGGTAGCACGACGAGACGAACTGACACAGGTCGCGCCCGTCGTTGTCCCACTTCACGCAGTCGAGCTGCACATACGTGGTGCCATAGACGGGCACGGTCACGGACTTGTTACCGCCCTTCGGCCCCGCGACCATCGACGCGCGGTATACGATGGTCAGCTCGCGGAAGTGCGACACGTCCTCTGACAGCGGGACAGCGCCCGTGGTGCCGGTAGACGAGTCATAGAGGACGGTGGGGCAAATCGCAGTCGCGAGACGCTCCATGTCGTAGGTCCCGCCATGGGTCGTATCTGATGGCATCACCGTTATGGTCTGCGCACAGAGATGGGCTGCGGTCTTGCCGCCATTGCCCTTGTCGATGCCGAGGCAGCCCCTCGTCGCGTCATTGATCGTATTGCCCGTGAAGTTGTCCACGTCGCGAGTGAGGTATATTCCACCCATGTCTGAGGGGTTGGTCGTGCCAAAGAAAGCTGCTGAAAAACCTGTCTCGTGCTCAGCTTTGAGCTTCGTCGTCCCGCTGCACAGGGAGACGACCCTCTCGCCGAAGCTCGCCACTTCGGTGAGCGCATGCCGGAGGGCCATCCTCGCCGCCGCGAGGAACACGTTGCTGCCGGTCGGGTTGCCGATGGTGGCCTCCGACGCGTACACGGGAGACGAGCAGCATACCCAGCCCGTGCCGTTGTAGACGAACGTCACGCCCGCCCCCGCCTCCCAGTAGGCGGCGTTCGTCCCGTTGGTGAGGATGGGGACGTCTCCCGTGCCGTTGACGTTCAGGGTCGGGGCGTCGGCGGTGTTGGCCTGCGTGAACCTCACGCTCACCGTCACTCCCGACGTCAGCGCGAACCCGGATACGTCCGAGGCCGTGGCCTTGGCGGCGGTCGCGGCGGCGGTGTCGCACGCCCCGTAGAGCATGGTCCCGTTCGCCCCGTCGGAGACCTTCGTCACGGTGCCGTCAGCCCTCGCCTTGACAGTCATCGGGGCCCCTCACCCTTCCAGCTGGGCATGGACGACCTCGGTGTCGACGAAGTCGGAAGCATGCACGGTGTAGGTGGGGCCAGTGGCGACCGCCGTCGTGGAGGAGCCGACGTACCATTTGACGGTCCCCTCGCTCGCGAGCGTCGGCGTCGTGCCGGCCGAGAGCAGGAGCGACCCCAGGAACACGTTCGCGGTGTAGGTCGTGGATCCGGAACCGTTCTTGAGGGTGGTGCCGTTGTCGGTGGTGAGGACGATCGACAGGGCCGCCGCCCCGGTGGCCCCCATCATGCCGACGCTGTAGCTCGTGCTGCTGGTGGAGTCCGTGTAGCTGACGATCGTGCGCGTCCACAGGTACTGGGAGGCGCCTACCGCCGGGATGGACGAGCCCCAAGTGCCGGTGGGCGCCGTGGTGCCCGAGGACCCCGCCTGATAGGTGGTGGCCGTCGAGGAGATGCCCCTCCCGGGGTTTCCGGTCTGGCCCATCATCCCCACGGAGTAGGCGGTGGAGGTCGAGCCGTCCGTGTAGGTGGTCACCACGCGGGTCCACAGGTAGTTTCTCGCGGCCACGGCCGGGACCGTCGCCGACCATGTGCCGGTGGGGGCCGTGGTGCCGGACGTGCCCGTCTGGTACTCGACGTCGGTCGACCTGACGCCCACGCCGGTGGCCCCGGTGAACGCGATCGTGAAGCCGAACTGGAGCTCGATCGTGACGTTCCCCTTGGGGTCCGCTATCACGACCGGGATCTTCACGACGCCGCCCGTGGTGACCGCCGCCGTGACCGCGATCGTCAGGGTCGGGCTCGTGGTGTCGTTGTCGCTCGTCACGGTGACCCCGGCCGGTGCCACTATGTCCGCGACCGTCACCGATGCGGCTACCTGGGTCTTGCCCCGCATGGCCACGATCTGGTCGGTCGTGGACGCCGCCACCGCCGCTCCCGTGGTGCCCGCGAACGCGTGCGCCGGGTGGGTCTGCATCACCGTGTACGCGTCGCTGAGGTCGTTCACCGTGCTCTCCGCCGTTGCCTTTATCGCCATCTCTCTCGTCTCCTTAGAAGTCCACGCTGCACCTGTATGTCTTGCTCGTCGTCACGTCGGCCGCCGTCACCTCCAGCCCGAAGCCGTCGTCGGAAAGCCTCGGGTCCGACGGCCCGATCGGGGCGAAGCCGGGGTCCGTGATGCCCCTCTCCCACCACAGGAGCCGGGCCGCGGGGCCGAACTCGGTCCTGAGGGCGGAGGCGTCGCCTATCTCGGCGGCCCCGTGCCATACCGTGACGACGTAGCCCGTCGACCCCTCGTCGTTCCTCAGCGTCGTCCCGTTGGTCGAGAGCATCTCGACCGTGATGGCGTCCTGGCCGGGCGAGCCCGTGACGCAGGCCGCACCCGAGACCGTCTGGGTGCCGTCGGTGTAGGTCGTGACCGTCTTCGTCCAGAGCCAGCGTCCGTCCTCGTACCCGTGGTAAGCCGTCACCCACTCCCCGTCTAGCAGGTCGGTCGACGAAGACGACAGGTAGTACATGACGTCGACCGACTCCACGCCTCCCCCCGTGGCCCCGGTGACGCATACGGCGGGGGTCGTGGTCTTGTCCCCGCTGCCGTAGGTGATGGCGCTGCGGGACCATATCCAGTCGCCGGACGTCCACGTGGGAGGGTCGTCCGACCACGAGCCGCCGACGAGCTCGTCGGGCGAGGTCGATAGGTAGTACTGCTCGGCGACGGAGGTGATCGCTGCCGCTGCCGCGTCCCTCGCCTCCTGCGATATCGATGCCACGTCGGTGACCGTCTGCTCCGTCTGGAGGCGCACCTTCGCCTGCGCGTCGCGCAGCCCGCGCGAGAGCGTGGGGAGCAGCGCGCCGAGCGTCCAGCGGCTCTGGGAGGGGTCGCAGACGTCCACCGACTCCTTGGTGCAGAGCATCGACTGGTCGATGCCGCGGGCGGGACACGTCACGCGCACGTAGTCGAGCAGCGCCAGCCGTGGCACGGAGCCGTCCACCAGCGAGAGGTCCACGGCCGACACCTCGATGCTCGCGAGCACCTCGTGGGCCGTGGCCACGTCGGCCGCGGCCTCGTCAAGCAGCCCCGCCGCGGTGGTCGCGTCGTAGGTGCGCCAGTCCTCGACCCAGCCGTGGGCCGCGAGTCCTGACTCGCTGACCACGTAACCGCCCGCGAGCGACACGCCGTCGTGGCCGGAGACGGGGCCGTCCGCCATGCCGTCGAGGGTGGGCGCCGTGGAGCCCGTTGCGGAGGGGTCGGCGGTGCCCGTGGCGTGGATGGCCGTCACCACGCCCGACCAGTCCTCTGTGGTGGACATGTCGATGAGGTTGGTCGAGGGCGTGACCGACTGGCCCGAGTCGTGGCACATGTCGTCGGAGAGCAGGTCGAGCCAGCGCGTGCCGTCCTCGTAGCGTGCACGCGCATGGAGCGCAAAGGGCGTGAGGACCTTGTCCGTCAGCTCCTGCCACGTGGTGGGAGTCTGGGTGGAGCTGCGCCTTATGGCGTCCATGCCGAGGGGGCATGCGCCGAGCCGAAAAGCTTTCGAGCCGTCCTTGGCGTTGTGCTGGGCAATGAGCCACTCCACGTACTCCCGCGCCGTGGCGGGGGCCGTGATAGTCCATGCGGGCTTGTCGCTCGTGTCGGCGTAGGTTCCGTAGGGGGCCACCCTGGTGTCGCGCAGGTAGGCGAGCTGTCCCTCGGCACCTACGGTGATGGTGCCTGACATGTCCTCGGGGAGCTTTAGCAGCCGCCCGCGGAAGACCTCCGTCCCGTCGTGCTCCACCGTGACCTCGTGCGAGGGCGACATGGCCACCAGCCGGTCGTGGAGGGGGTGGTCAGGCGGCACGCCCATCGAGAGCGTCGGGAAGGAGCCATCCTCCGCGTCGACGGTGCATGCCGTCAGCCGCTCACCATCCATGCGCGGGTCGTGCAGGGTCTGGCCGTCGAAGTGCACCCGATACATCGGCAAGACCCCCTATGCCGTCCTGACCCACTTGTGCACGGCCGTCGAAGGTTGCGCGAGACTCATCGCGTTTCCGCCATCGGGGACCGTGAAGTTGCCGTTCCAGTTGATTTTCTTGTCCTGATAGATCTTCGGTGCGTACGTGCCCGGCTCGTCGGTCATCGCCGCGCCGTCGTTGACTCCTAGAAAGCCTATCTTCGCGGGGAGCTCTGAGCTTTTGAGCTGGTGCGTCTCGCTTCCCCACGTGGAGCCTGCGGGATGGGCCGACGAGGACGCCACGTCCGTCCTGCCGCTCGTGTCCTCGACCCATGTGCCGCCCCAGTGGGCGTTGGGGTCGAAGGAGTTGGTGAAGTAGGCGATGGTACCCACCGGGTGCAGGTAGTCGTTGAGCCACCTGAAGTTGGCCGCGAGCGCGGCGATGGTGTCGGGCACCTCGTCGGTGACGGCGGGGGCCACCAGCCCGCTTGGTGAGAGGGTCGTGGACATGAGTCCTCCTATGCGATTTGGGTTGTGTTGTCTACAGGTACTGTCGCTCGTACTGGATGTAGGCGGCGTAAGCGTCGCTCTCGGTCGCGGGGTGGCCGAGCTCGAGCCAGCGCCTGTCCGCGAGGTCGGCCCACGCCATGGCGGCGTATGCCTCCCACGTGTCCGGGTCGTTGATGCCCGCGCTGCCGATGGACACCTCGGCCCACGTGAGGTCGGAGAGGTCGGCCCACGTCTTGTCGGCGATGTCGGACCAGACGGACTCGCCCGCGCCGGGGTCGGTGTCGACGATGAGCTCCGACTCGCCCGGGTCCAGCCAGAGGTCCGTGATGCGGTGCGCCCCGGGCGGCAGGTCCCACGACTCGCCGTGGTAGCCCACGACGGCCGCGTGGTTGGCCTCGATGGTGGGGCAGACGCTCCGCGCCCCGTTGTCTATGGGAACGCGGACGCCCCCGCGGGCATCGAGCCTCAGCGTCATCGTGCCGGCCGACTTCCACGGGTCGGCTGTGACCGTCACGGGAATGGTCTCGGCCTTGTGCTCGATGCGCGTGAGCCTGCCGATGGCGAATCGGCCACGATAGTCGTATCCGGGGTCCACGCCGAGCTGGTATGTGTACCTGCGCCCGTGCAGCAGCGTCGCGAGCCTCGTGCGGATGGCCTCGGCCTCGCGCTGGGTGCAGCGCGGGACGAGCAGCGTAAAGGTCTGCGTGCGGTCCTTGTAGCGCACCCCTCCGCTCGACTCCGTGAGGTCCACGGTGCCGTCACCACCGGGTAGGTCGACGTAGCTCGTCTTGACCTCGGGGAATCCGAGGTCGTAGTCGTCCGTGAATACGAGGCCGTACCTGGCGAGTATGTCCACGCCGCCCACGACGAGGGAGTTTTGCTGTGCCATGTCCTACCCCCTCGCCGCTTGCGTGCGGATTGACCCAAGTGCGCCGTCCATGGCGGGCGCGAGGTATCCCACGGTCTTCTTTCCGTCGATGACGACGGCCATGCCGCTGATCGCGTCCGATACCGCCGCCGCTATGTCCGCCGCGCTGACGCTCGGCCCGCTGCCCGCCACCGCGTCCCTGATCATGCCGCTGAGCGTGTCCACGGGCGCAACGGCCTCGTCCTGCGAGGTGTTGTCGCCGACGCCGATTATCCTGGGGCTGTTGGCCGCGAAGACGCCGCCCTTGGCATACCAGTCCACCGCGAGGTACGGCGAGCCGTTGGCTATCCAGTCGGCGGGGTTCAACGACCAGTTCTTGACCTCGAAGTGGGGCAGGCTGATGTGCGGCAGCTCCAGATGCAGCCCCGAGAAGAATCCCGTGATGGCATTGACGGCGTTCGAGACGGCATCCTTGGCGCCATCCATGGCACTGCCGATGGCGCTTTTCACCCCGTCGAAGACGCCCGAGACGATGCCGCTGATGGTGCTGAAGTCCCCCGTGAACATGCCGACGATGCCGCCGATGACCGCGCTGATGGCCCCCGTGATGCCGTCGAAGATGCCAGAGAGGATGCCGGCGAGCCCGCTCATGACGCTCGACGCGCCGTCGGAGGCCATCTGCCAGTCGCCCGTGAAGACGCCGACGAAGACGCCGACGACGGCCTCTATCACGCCGCACACGACGTTGATTACGCCACCGATGACCTCCATGGCACCGCTGATGACGGCCGCCGCCGTGGAGAACGCCGTGGAGAAGACGCCGCCCACGAGCGTGGCTATCGCGGGGAACACCACGTCGGCTATCGGCTGCAGGGCGGAGAAGGCCGCGGTGAGGCGCGGGATCACGGCATCGGCTACGGGCTGCAGGGACGCCTGTATCTGCGACCAGGCGGCCGTAACGGACGTGCGGAAGCTCTCGTTGGTGTCCCACAGGTACTTTATCGATGCGACCACGGTCGCGATGGCTGCGACTATGGCTATGATGGGGCCCGCCCCCAGGCCGCCGAGGGCGCCGCCCATCGTGCTTATACCGCCTTGCAGCGCGGAAAATCCGCCTTGCAGCGCGGTGATGCCCTCCGAGATCTTACCGAACGATGACAGGATGGTACCGGCGACTATCAGCAAGGGCCCTGCCACGACACCGACCTCGATGATGGTCGATATCATCTGCTTGGCGCCTTCGGGCATGTCCTGGAACGCCTGCGCCATATCGGTGACCTTGGCGGTGATGTCGTCGATGACGGGGGCGAGCTGGTCGCCGACCTGCGCCATGGAGACCTGCACGGACTTCCACGCGAGCTGTATCTTGTCTCCCGTGCTCTCGGTGGCGTCCTTGGTGTCGTCCACGGCCGTGGCGTACTGGGACATGTCGCCGGACATGCCGTCGAGCGAGACGCGCCCGCTCGCCATCGCCTCCGCCAGCACGAGGCCGGACCGGTTTCCGAAGAGGTCGAGCGCGTCCTGCGTCGCCTGCGCCTGCGTCGCGGGGTCCTGCAGCCTCGTGGCGAGGTCGCCCATGGCGGTGCCCATGTCGGTGCCCGAGTCGGCGCACGAGGTCGCGGCCTTCTTGAGCCCCGTGAGCGCCGCGTCGACGGGAACGCCCTGCTCCTCGAGGTCTCCCATGAACGACGTGGCGTCGCCTATCGACATGCCCATCTCGCGGAAGGACGCGCCGTTGGCGTCCACGTCCGACATGAGCGTGGAGACGTCGATGCCCGTCCGCTGCGAGACGGTCTGGAACATCCCGAGGACGTTTCCCGTCTCGCTCGAGTCGACATTGAACGCCTTCATGGAGCGGGACACCTCGTCAATCGAGGTCGTCACGTCGGCGCCCGTGTTGTCGGCGAACCTCAGGAACTCGGTGGATAAGCTTTCCAGCTCGTCCCCCGTGACCTTGAACCTCGCCGAGACCCCGCCCACGGCGTTGCCGACCGTCTCCCAGTCGCCTGGGGCCTGCTGGCCGACCCTGCGGACGCTTTCCGCGATGGCGTCCGCGGCATCCCCGAGCGCCCCGGACTTGGCTATGGCGGCGTCCTGGCCCGCGTCCACGTCATCGAGCGCCGTCACCGCCGCGGTCCCCGCCGCCGCTGCCGCCGCCGTCACGACGGTGCCGGCCGACTTGACGGCCGAGCCGACCTTCTCGCCCTTGTCGGCCGCCTGCTGCAGCTTCGCCGCGAGCTGTCCCGCCGCCGTGGTGGCGTTGTCGGCCTCGACCTTGGCCTTGGCGAGCTGCTCGTTCGCCTTCTTGAGCGCCGACTCCTGCTGGACTATCGACCTCTGCACCTTGTCGTAGCCCTGCTGCTCGTCGGCGGTGAGGGCCTCCGTCTTCGAGCCGTACTTCTCGGACGCCTGCCGCAGCTCCTCGAGCTTCCTCTCGTTGTCCTGCACGGCCTGGGACGCCAGCTTGAACCTCTGCTGGGTCAGCTCCACGTTGCCCGGGTCGAGCCTGAGCGACTTGTTGACGTCGCGGAGCTGCGCGTTCGTCTCGTTGATGTCGCCGTTGACGTCCTTGAGGGCCGTGACGAGCTTGTCGGTCTTGCCGCCGATCTCGATGGTCAGGCCCTTGTATGCATCGGCCACGGTAGCCCCCATATGCGTATTCGGTTAGTTGAAGATGTCTTCTGGTGATCTCAGCTCGCCGCCTGCTGCGTGGCCGTTGCGCATGCCGGCGTAGGCCGCCGACACCTCGAGGAGCGTCACGAAGGAGTCCATCGTGAGGGCCGCGAGCCCGTCGAGCGATATGCCGAGCTGCGCGGCCTCCCACATGATGGACATGCCGGTATGGTCCCTTATGACTTGCGGGAGGTCTTCGCCCCCGCCGTCTGACGGGTGCGACCCGACTGGGATAAAAAACCGTGCTGAAGCTCCTCGTATATCTCGGTCGCCATCGGCCTGTCCCCGCCGAAGAGGTCGGCGAGGGCGTCATCGGGGAGCGCCTCCACCCACGGCATGAAGGACGGGACGTTGGCACGGTCTGCGGCCTTGGCCTCGGCCCACAGGAGACGCTCCATGTCGGCGATGCTGATGGCCGACATGTCCACCGGGGCGCCCGACTGGACGGACGCGTTGGACGCGTTGACGATGGGCGCTATGACCCTCATCAGGTCGCGCTTGAACTCGCTCTCGAAGACGATGGGGAGCAACGCGTTGGCCGATATCCGTATGGTCGCGTCCCCGAGCCTGATCTCCCTCATGGCTAAGCCCCCGCTGCGGTCTTGACGGGCAGGTAGGCGGCGGTGTCCATGGCGGCGTAGCTGGTCGGGTCGATGCGCTTGTAGATCTTGCTGTAGCTCCAGTCCACGCCGTTGATGGTGGTCGGCGTGGCCTTGATGGGCGTGGAGATGGCCACGGGCGACGCCTTGTCCTGCTTGGTCTCGGGGGCCATGTCGGGGTCGGCCGTGCTCTGAACGTGGTAGAGCATGACCTTGTAGGGGTCGGCGGTGTCATCGGAGGCCACACCCTGACACGTGAACCACATCCCGAATGGCTTCCTGACGCCGTCCTCGGTGCGCCCGACGTTGCCGTTCGCGTCGATGGTGTGCCCGAGCATCCACGTCTCCACGGCGGCCACGAGGGCGCCGTAGAAGTCGACGTTGCCCTCGAAGGAGGTGGCGCCGCCCGTCGAGGCATAGAGCCCGTCGTCGGCGTACGAGTCGGTGGAGGAGGTCTTGTCGGCGAGCTTGAGCTTGACGTTCCCCATGAGCTTGGTGGGGGTGCCGTAGGTGGGCGGCGTGGAGGAGGTCCCCTCGGCCGTGAGCTGGGCGACGTATACGTCGCGATAGCCGTAGCCGTACTTGTTGGTGGCGGTGGTAGCCATTTTCATCACTCCTAGATGGTCATCTCGATGACCGTGTAGATGTCCTTCTCGTCGTCCTCCGCGTAGCTGTACGCGTCGGCCGTTATCCCGACCGAGTCGAGGGCGTCGAGGATGCTTGCTATGAGCGCGTCGTCCTGCCCGTCCATGGGCTGGTAGACGCGCAGGTCGTAGCGCAGGTGCCGCACGCATGCGCGATCGTCCGCGCTGTCGGTGGTGGTGAGCTTGGGGATGTAGTCGGCGTACGGCATGGCCTGCCCGTCCGGCACCTGCCCGTAGCGGTAGAGCGTCACGAGCGGGAGCACGGCGTCCACGAAGGTCTTGACGGTGGGCCCGCTCATGGGCGCATCCTCCCCTCTATCTCCTTTGCGGCGTCGTTCGCGGCGGCCTCTATGTGCGGGTGCGGCGGCGCGGGCCTTGGTCCCCCGTGCCCGTGCTCCAGGAGGTGCGTGAGGCCGGGCTTGAGCCTGTTGTGCACGACGCACTTCCAGCCGCCGACCTCGTACTGGGTCACGTCGGCGACCCACCCGTTGCGGTAGTGCCTGCCCGAGACCTTGCGCCTGGGGCTGGTCTTCCTGAGGGCGTCCGCGCAGGACTGGCCCACCTCGGCGACGTCAGACCTGACCGCGTCGTCGAGCTCTATCTGGTAGTCGGCGAAGATGTCCGAGAAGGCGTCCATCAGCCCCTTCTCGTCGCCCGCCATGACGAGCCGGTTCTGGCGTCCCATCAGGTGCCTGCCTTGCGCTTGCACGCGAGCACGAGCCATTCGCCCATGCCGGTCGCCTTGGTCACGACGTACGTCACGCCGTCGCGCCGGCAGAGCGTCTGTCCCGCGTAGTCGCACGCCCTGACGCGCATCGACGCGGTGGGGTCCAGGGCGTCCTGCGCGCCCGCCATGGTGCGCTCGCGCCCGAGGGCGGCCCTGCGGACGAAGACGGTCGACACGACCTCGGTCCTGTGGGCCTGGCGCAGCTCGTCGTAGGTGGTCGTGTGCCCCACGAGGTCGAGCGTGCCGTCAGTGGCCAGCTCGGTGAGGTAGACGTAGTGGCTCGTCGCGTCGGTGTCCACGTAGGCGATCTCGTACAGCCTGCCCGCCGTGCGGCACAGGAGGCTCGGCGTGACGCCGGGCGCCCTGCGCGTCTGGATCTTGGTGGAGATCTCGAAGCCCTGCGCCGTGGCGAGCTCGACGTCCTGCGCCCGCAGGCTGAGCGACTTGTACGCGAGCCGCCCCACCTGCTCCAGGCCCGCGTCCGTGGAGAAGTCCACGCCCACCACAAGGCGTGACGGGGTGGCGGACATGAGGGCCACCACCCCGTCGTTGTACGTCTGATGGGCGTTCGCGCTAAGCATCGGCGCCGGCGGCGAGCGCCGCCACCTCGTGCCTGATCCGGCACCTCTGCACCTCTGCCGCGTAGTTGGTCCAGAAGTCGTCCAGGGCGTTGTTGAACTCGTAGAAGCAGGCGTTGACGAGCAGGCCCAGCTCCTCGCCGTCGGACGTGGTGAAGGCGTACGAGTCCTCCCCCAGGGCGTGCGCGAGGGCGGGCGACACGATGCCTATCGCGTCGGCCACGCGGGCGTCGGTGTCGGCATCCGACCACGTGATGTTGAGCTTGCGCCTGACGGCCGCCGTGATGTCGGCGGCCGTGGTGCTGTCGGTGGCCATGCGCTCACCTCCCTATGACTAGGCGGATGCCTTGGTCGTGACGGTTCCCTTGACCTGGACGGTCACGTACGCGGGGTCGAGCTTGGAGATGTCGAGCAGCTCCGCGGAGGTGTTGTCGTAGGCGATCCCGGCGGCGTACTCCACGATCTTGAAGGCCCTCTGGTCGTCGAGGAACTTGAAGTCGTCGGAGAACTCGATGCCGCGGGTCCCGCCGACGAACATGCCGTACTCGTCTAGGAGCGCGAGGATGGCCTGGCCGTCCTCGAGCGCGTTGGAGATGAGGACCTGGGTCGGCACCGGGAAGAGGTCGCCGACGTAGCGCCCGTCGTTGGTGGCAAGGGTCGTGGCGGGCATGACCTTGACCAGGTAGTCGGAGTTGTTGCAGATGAGCGCGAGGGACCCGCCGTTCCTGATGTCGAGCGACTTGTTGACGCCCTTCTCGTTCTTGCAGAGCGGGGCGACTAGGGCGCCGTAGGACGCGGGCGTGAGGTCTGTGACGGCGACGGCGGTCTTGAGGGGGTAGCCGTTGGTCGAGTTGATGTCGACGCCCTCGTGGATGTCGCGGGCGAGCCCGACCGGCTCTCCGGCTGCGCCCTTGCCGAGCACGGCACCGTACTCGAGCCCGTTGGCCAGGGCCTCGCCCAGGCAGGAGCGGACGTATCCGTCGAGGAAGACCGGGCCGAGGTCGAGCATGCCTCGCTCGATGCAGGCGAAGGCGGTGAGCTTGCCCTGCTTGATGTCGACGACCTTGAAGGCGGACGTTATCTCCTTGGTGATGGCGTCGGTGAGGTTGCCCCATGCGGCCTGCTGCTTGGTGTTGTCGTTGAGAATCCAGCGGGTGAGGTAGCCGGTGGACGTGAGGTTGATCGCGGCCAGGAGTGGGTGCGTCTCGGTGAGGTTCTTGAGCACGTCGTCGATGACGGTCTGCGGCATCGCGGTGTCGGGGATGGAGGCGAACGCCTGCACGGGGTTGGGGCTCTTCAGCGCGTCGATGATGTGCTGGTAGTAGGTGGTCTCGTCACCCGTGAGCTGGCGGAACCCGCGCTGGGCGAGCACGACGGAGTCGTTCGAGCGCTGTGCCTGCTCGAACTGGTCGGCGAGGTCGGCGCTCATGGCCTCGTAGAAGCCCGACCAAGCCTGCTCGATGGCATCGGGGTCACCGGACTTGTAGGCGTCGGCGAGCTTGTGGGAAGCCGCCTTGGAGAGTGCGTTCTGGTTGATGGGCATGGGAAGGTTCCTTTCTGTCGGTTTTTATCGGCGCGAGAGCGCCATGAAGAAGGCCGCAGCCTTTTCGGATGCGGCCTCGCCTGTCTCGTCCTGCACGTCCGGCCCTTCGGGCGGGACGTCTGTCGGTTCGTCCACGTCCGGCTCGGGGCCGGGCGCGCCTGGCCCCTCGTCACCGTCATGGCCGTCCGCGCGTATGAGCGCGGCGGCACGCTCCAGCGCGTCGGCAAGGTCGTTACCCGATGGCTGGACGGATGTGGCAGACGGGCGCGTGAGGGACTCGAGGACCGCCTGCCGTGCGCTCTGGGTCGGGGAGCCGGTCCCCTGCTCGGGCGTGACCTCGGTCGCGAACCCCATGTCGAGCGCGTCGGCCGGCGATATCCACGTGTCGGTGGACATGAGCTCGTCGAGCCTCGTCGGGTCGATGCCCGTCTTGGCCAGGTAGATGCCCTTGCTGAGCTCGGTCACGGTGTCGAGGGTGTCGGCGAGGTCGCGCATGTCGTCGGCCGTGCCGAACCCCTGTGCGCTCGCCTGGTGGATCATCAGGAGGGACGCCTCGCGCATGACCCGCCGCGAGCCCGCCATGAAGATCACGGACGCGATCGAGCACGCGAAGCCCTCGCAGACGGTCGTGACCTCGGCGGTGAGCGCCGAGAGGGCGTTGTAGATCGCGATCCCCTCGCTCACCTCCCCGCCGTACGAGTTGATGTGGACGGTGACCCCCGTCACGGGGCCGAGCCCGGCGAGCTCGCCCACGAGCCCGCTCGCGCTCACGTCGGAGTCGCCCCACGGGTCGGACGTGACGTCGCCGAAGATGTAGAGGTCGGCGACCTCGCCCGTCGTGGTCAGCTGGTAGAACTTTCCCATCGTTATTCACCCCCGCCCACGGTCTCGAGGTTCTTGGTCATCGCGTATTCGTCCGCCCAGGGGGCGGCGATACGGTCCTGCGAGGTGAGCCTCCTCACCTCGTTGGGGCTGAGTATCCGGTCGGCTATGAGCTTGTCGGCGTCCTGCGCGACGGCGAAGAGGTCGGCGTGCTTGATGCAGCTCGTGTCGAGCTGGCACCTGATTCCACGCGTGTAGTCTTCGGTCGTGAAGTTCTTGCCGCTTATCTCGTCGCCGATCATCTGCGCCACGGGGTCCACGGAGAACGTCAGGAAGGACGTGAACACCTGGTCGAAGTTGTTCACGTTGCCGTAGAGGAGCGATACGGGCATGTGGTACCCCTCGGCGACCGCCTCGTAGGCGTCCCTCCTGATGCTGATGAAGTCGCTTGATGTGTCGGTGGACTTCTTGGCCTGGTCGCTCACGAACTCCTCGAGCGTGGAGCCCTTGAACTCCGGGTACACGACGTTGTCGTTGGTCATGAAGGTCTGGAGGTTGTCGTTGATCATCTGCCCGTACGTGTCCTGGAAGCTCTTGTTTCCGCCCGGCATGGAGTCGTACTTGAGCTTGTACTTCCTGCCGTTCTTCGCCTTGAACGCCTTCTCGGCGGACTCGGCGAGCGACGCGTAGAGCGTCGCGAGGGATCCCTCGAGCTCGCGGTACTTGTCGTCGGCGCGGAGCTGGAACCAGTAGCACGTGTTGGCGCTGCACGAGCGCGCGTACGTCTTCCCCTCGATCGCCACGTTGTCGAACCTCCACGGGGAGCCTATCCCGGGGGTCGTGTCCACCGTGAACGAGTCGGCCACGTAGAGCGCGGTGGAGCCGCGGGTCCTGACGGGCACCACGAGGGCGCCGTACTGCGAGAAGAAGACCGCGTTGACGAGCTTGTCGATGAACTGGGTGTGGCTCTGGTTGGGGTTCGGCTTGACGTTCCACATCCGCGACTCGTCATCGAGGACCGGCCTGCCGTCCGTGCCGATGAACTTTATCTCGGACCTCTGGATCCCCGCGCTCACGTAGTCGACGGCTATGTGGCGCGCCATCTCCATGAGGGCGCAGGACTGCCAGTCGGAGAACGCCTTTGCGTCGGCGTCGGACGTGGTGACCTCGTTGCCGAGCCAGTCCACTATGCGCTGCCTTATCGACACGTTCCGCCTCCTAGAAGGTCATGACGGGCGCGAAGCACGGCTCCACGTCCTCGGGTATCCTGTCCGCCACGGTGAACGCCGCGACCATGGCCATGAAGCCGTCCGTCTTGCGCGAGCGTGGCTCGATCTTGCCGTAGACGTAGTTGTCCAGGTCGCCGTAGGTCCCGCGCTTCGCCGGCTCGAGCTTCGCGTTGTTGATGAACCAGCGCATGATCGGCACGTCGCCGAAGGCTATCCTCCGCGTGGCGAACAGCGAGTTGATGACCGGCTGCACCAGCATGATGTCGCTCGGTCGCACGAGCTTGAGGTTTCCGCCCTTGCCCACGGTGGCGGAGAATCCCGCCTTCTCGATCGCATCCTTCATGAGCGTATAGCGGTAGTTATCTATCGCCACGGCTCTCACGTCGTAGCGCGCCACCTGCTCGGACACCCAGTCGCCTATGAGGTACGGGCTCACCTCCACCTCGTCGACGATGGTCAGCTCCCCCCGCTCCGCCCACTCGGCAAGCGGCGCCTTGATGCGCCCGGCGTCGCACGACGCCTTGCAGAACCACGCGTGGCCGAGCGCCTGCCACTCGTCGCCGACGCGGAAGAGCGCGGTGGCGCCGATCATGTCGGTGGTCTTGGCGTAGTCGATGCCTATCACGCACGGCGCGCCGTCGAGGGCGCCGACGTCTATCGGTCGCGACGCGGCCATGACGTTGTCCCAGCTCGTCACCTCTATGTCCACGCGCCCCTGCGGGCAGTTCATGCGCTTGGTCGGGAACGCGATGTGCCTCGCGGGGTCCGCCTTCCACTTCGCGTACTCCCTCCGGGTCTCGTCCATGAGGTTGGGGAGGTAGCGCAGCGACGGGTTCGCCATGTGCCAGTTGCGCTCGTCGTCGAGCAGCTCCAGCGACGGGACGCAGCACATGAACGGCAGGAACCCGCCGTCGTCGCATGTCTCGGGGGCCGCCAGGACCTTGCGGCCCTGCTCCTTGAACTCGTCGATGACCCCTCCCCTCACGTCGCCGTCGCTCGAGAAGTAGGCCTCCCTCGGGCAGTCCTTCTTTCCGAGCCCCGTCTCGAAGACCTCGAGCTGGTCGTGGCTCTGGTACTGGTGGACCTCGTCGAAGAAGACGGCGCCGGAGCGCAGGCCGTCCTTCGTGTCGGCGTTGCTCGTCCAGTAGCGGAGCGTGGATTGCGTGCCGGTGTTCCGGATCTCGGTGCCGGTCCACGAGAACCCGCGCCTGAAACCGGACGCGTCATGGTCGAGGACGCGCTTCGTGTCGAGGAACGAGGTCTTGGCCTGCCGCTCGGAGTTGGCGCAGAGGTCGACGTCGTAGAAGTCGATCCCGTTCGCCTTGGAGAGCATGCAGAAGGCGAGGAAGGACATGAAGGCGTTCTTGCCCGCGCCGCGCGAGACGTAGGCGAAGAGCTCGGGCCACCTCGGCAGGCCGTCGGGCCTGTAGCAGCAGAGCCAGAGCGCCGTTATGAACCTCTCCCACGGGAAGAGGTCGAAAGGGAAGAACCTGGCGTATCCGATGTATGTGGCGAGCTGGTCGCGGTTTATGGCTATGGCCTCGTGGTCGAAGCACCACCGTATGTGCCTCGCGAGCTGCCTCTGCTCGTCGCAGACCGGGTACGCGACGCCCGGTCGCTCGACCAGCCGCAGATAGTCGGTTATATCGCGGCACCCTATCGCCCTGTGCCGCGGGCTAGAAGTCCGTCTCTTCGTCATCTGTCTTGGGGACCACGAGCCTGCACCGGCTCGATATCGTCATGCCCAGCGAGGACGCGGACGTGTGGGCCTGCCGGAATGCCTTGTCCTGCTGCCGCTGGATGCGCTCGGCACGCTCCATGTCCCCGGATGCCACCACCCCCCGCAGAGCGACCGTGTAGGCCTCGTAGAGCGTCTCCGCGCTCACGTACCGCGCCAGCTCGTCGGCGTCGATGGCCGACCAGATGTGGATCGCGTCCAGCTGGTGGGCGTAGCGCATGAACTCGAGGCGCTCGTCCTCGTCCTCGATGTACGCGGGGCACTCGATGGAGCTGTCGGCTATCGACGGCTCCTGCCTGTGGCGTGCGTCGGACTCGGCGCGCGTGAGGTGCTTCCTCCCACGGGCCTCCAAGAGCGCCACCGGCTGCCTGGGACGCGCCATGGCTCCCACCTCCTTATGCACGGTTTTTGTGTCTGAAACGCACGTCCGCCGCCGAATGGGTGCATATCATCGCGTCAGAAGTGCATATATGCGCCTTTTCTGCCGTTCGAGCGCATAAACGTACCGTTCGACCCGAAAAAGGATACCCGGGTGGTTTTCTGCCGAATATGGCCGAATCGACGGTTTTGAACATCAAGGAGTTACCTATGTGCCTTGATGGGACGCAGTTGGGATGCACGATATTCACATCGATTTAGGGAAAATTCACAAATGGCAGAAATTCGGCATCGGTTCCTTACCATAGCCGCAGGTAGACGGTTTAGGTGGCGGGGGGTATGCACAGGCCACACCTACGCTTATGCAAACAGCAGGTAGATGTATGCATGCAAGATTCCTCTATGCATTCGACCTCGACGTAGAGCGTCTTGCCGGCGCCGCAGCACACGACCTCGAACGTACCGGATCCATGCAAGGCGTGGGCCGGGTCGGTCGTGTGACGGCACTCCCCGCCCGCATGGCTGTTGCACTCCCCGCACGCATCCCCGTCGCACAGGTACAGCATGCCGTCGCGCTCACCAGCGCTCAGGCGTAACGTCTCCCGACCGGTCGTGCGCGTGCCCGCGGAAGCGCCCGTGGACGATGTCGTGGCACTCGTGGCAGAGCGGGATGAGGTTGTCATGGTCGCGTCCGTCCCTTCCGACGTAGGTCCTCGACAGCGCGTATCGCGGGTGCTCGTCCACGTGCATGACGTGGTGCACCGTCACCGCCCGCGAGTAGACGGCCGGGGACTTCTCCTTGCACATCGCGCACTCGCAGTGGGCAGAGGCGAGCACAGACGCGCGGAGGTCGCGCCATGCCTGCGACTTGTAGAACTTCCTGTCGTTGCCGTACCGCCTGCGCTGCGACGCGAGTTCGTCGGCGAGCCTGTCGGCATCCATGCACCACATGACCTCCCGACATGAAGAAGGCCCCCGCGTCTCGGCGAGACGCGGGGGCCGGTCGTAAAGGATTCCTTGACTACTCCGCCGGACGGACGCGGCCCTCACTTGTCGAGAGTGAGGGCCGCAGTGTCCAAGGGAAGGAGGTTGTCCATTTCTGGGCACCATAAAGATATCAGCCCAAATCAAGCATTCGAGGTCACTTTAGGTAATTTCTGGTCATGACTTTGGGCGAGAAGAAGCGTTCGGTCATCACATCGAGCGCAGCCGCCTTCTCGTTCTTCACCGTCCCCTCCGCATATCCCACGACCTCGGCCACCTTGCGTATCGACATGTCATCCACGTAGAAGCACTCGAGGATGCGCCCCCACCTGTGCCGTGGGTTCTCGGCGTCGATCGTGCGGCAGAGCAACCGTGCACGCGCCACCTCCTCGCCCACGATGGATTCGCGGTCGAGCACGTCATCCGCACCTGAGAGATCGCGTGACTGCCCGGAGTGAGGCATCCCGTCCGGCCACTTGCCGAGAGATTCCAGACGGGCGCGATCCTCGCGGAGACGTCGGTAGTCCACCTGCACGCCGGAAAGCCATTCCTCGGCCGTCATCGGCGACCACCCCTCCCACGTCCGGGCCTACGGTAGTCCCACCACTCGCCTATGGCCCGCAGCGCACAATATGCGAGCCACCCGGCACCGAGGCCCGCGAGGATGAAGAGACCGAGGACGAGGCCGAGACCGTATGCTGCGATGAGGCTCATTCGCCCACCTCGATTCCTAGCTCGTGAAGACGGTCTTCGAACGTTTTCTCAGGTAGCGGATACACCATCTGACCTCCGGTTCCTCTGTTTGGGTCAAGCACGATAGGGTGCTTTCTCGCTGCCTTTATCAAGGCGAGCATGTCCAACGCGACCTGCTCTACGCTGTCCGAGATCCATTCGACGCATGCCTCATCGCCAGGGCGCTTGATGTGTGGCATGAGCAGACCGTTCGATGCTTGCGAGGCTTCGTAATAACATTCGCGAAACGTGATTGTCTTGCCAAGCAGCTCCCTTTTAGTGAGCCTAAGCCGACCGCACGTATCACATGTTTTTGTGCTCATTTGCCCACAACCCTTTCGAAGCAGAACCTTGGAAGTCCCACGAAGTCGGTAGGCTCTGGCATCTCCGGCTTTTTGCCATCACGAATGTCGGCGACTGCCTTCAGAGTCGCATCCTCTCCGAACACGAGCAGAAAATCAGCCGTAGCCTCGTACAGGCGCCGGTTGGCATCGACGAAACGCCGGTATGTCTCCTCTTGCAAGGTCGGTCCGGTCATGCGCGCCCCTCCGTGCCCTCTGATGGTTGTCTCCATATAATTAGTTCTTATCTGGTCGGGCAGTCGTGGGACTGTCCGTATCCGTGCCGTGAGCTGCGGGTCCACCATGGCCGTCGCCGTCCGCGCCGCAGGGCGCTGCAACCGCGCGGCAACCGCCCGCCAGCGCGCTCGTGGCCGACCAGAAGGCCGAGGCGGCGGACATGTCACGGCCCGCCAGCATGTGCCCGTAGATCCTGGACGTCGTGGCAGGGCTCGCGTGGCCCAGGCGCTCGGAGAGCGTCACGACGTCAACCCCGTGGGCGATGCACCACGACGCGTGCGTGTGGCGCAGGGTGTGGAAGGTCGCGGAGCGGTCGATGCCGAGCCGGGCGCGCAGGGCGGCGAAGCTCCCGCTGAGCGTGGTTGGCCGCATCCACGCCCCGTCCACGCTCACGATCGGGAGCGAGTCGTCCGTCCGGCCGAGGTCCGAGCGCTCCCACGCGACGAAACGCGACACGACGGCCATCTCCTCCGGCACCGAGCTCACGTTCCTGCGGCTCCTGCCGCTCTTCGGTTTCTCCTTGCGGTAGGGGGCCGCCCCCACGGGCTCCACTACCGTGCCGCCGACGTGCGAGAACCCGCGGTCGGGCATGACGTCGCGCGGTCTCATGGCGCACACCTCGCCGCACCTCATGCCGGTGTGGAGGGCGAACCAGATCGCGAACGCCTCGACGCGCTCGCGCGGCGGGACGTCAGCCTCGAGCGACACGACCGGCACCAGGTACCCCTCGAGACTCGTCACGTCGCGAGCCCCGAGGGAGGTTGCCTCGCGCTGGGACGGGGTCGGGTGCGCCGCCGACACGAGCGGGTTGGACGAGACCAGCCCCACCGACGACAGGTAGCCGTAGGCGCCGCGGAGGAACTGGTAGACCCCGTTCACGGTGGTCGGAGACAGCGGGCCGCCGTGCTCGCCGCCCTCCCTGAGCAGGCGCCCGCCCATGCGGGTGAAGTCGAGGGCGGTGAGCTCGTCGGCACGTCTGGCCCTGAGGAACCGGGTGACGTACCGGCAATAGAGCGCGTAGGTCCGCACGCTGTTCGGGCTCGCGCCGTTGGCCGCCCGCATCTCGACGTAGTCGTCGAGGAGGTCCGAGAGCACCATGGACGTGACGCGCCCGTCGGCGGTGAGCCCGGCCGCCCACTCTCCGGCCATGACGCGCGCCTCGTCCTCGGTGCGCGCGTCCGGGAAGCTCCTGCGGCTCTGGATCTTCCTGCCGTCCGCAGAGCGGCCGAGGTACACGCGGCTGTACCACGTGCCCCGCTCGTCCTGCCTGACCTGTATCGGGCGGGACGTCCCCCCTGCCCCACGGGTCATCGGCCCTCGCCTCCGTCCAGCTCGTCGGCGATGCCCATCAGCATCAGGCCCGTGCAGCCGATGCCGCAGCCGTCCGACTCGCAGTCGCGGCACTGCTCGTACCATGCGCCGTCCCCGTGCCCATACCACGCGCAGTCCGGGTTCTCGTGGGAGGCGCACTCGCGCAGCCTGGCCGCGAGCGCCCGGTCGTGCGCCGTCACCTCGACCGCGCCCATCGTCTCCCTGAGCCTCCGCGGGCTAGTCAGCGGGCGTCGTGCCATCGTCTCCCCCGATCTCCCCGCAGGGCGTCGCCGGGTGGCCGGCTGCGGCAGATGAGCACATCGGGTTGTCCGCGCGGACGGCCTCGCCGTCGACGCCACACCAGCCGCAGCCCGTCGGCACCCCGTCACGGCGCTCTGCCACGAAGAGCCAGCAGCCCGCGCACGTCTCCTGGTCGTCACCCCTTGTCACGCCAGCCTCCTGTCCTTGCCGCCCATCATCACGGGCACGGTCATCTCCGCCAGGCGCGACACGACGGCCCTGGCCATCACCTCGTCGCCCTCGGAGGCGAGCCTCGACGCGAGCTCCGACCTGCTGTAGTTGCTCGTCACGAGCGTGTCGGCCATGCGGCCGTAGCGCCCGTCCACCACGCGCCAGAGCAGGGCGAGCGACCACGCCGTCTCCCTCTCGCGCCCGAGG